CAGACATTATAAAATTGTTGTTTTTAATTATTATAGCCTCGCTAGGACGCACCACTTGCCAATCATGGTCGTTATATGCCTTGCCAAACAACGGATGTTCACGAACCTCCATTTGCCGCAAAGCAATACGATGTGATAATGCTAATGACTTATCGGGTCTAGTTTGTTTGGCAATATTCGTTAATTGAAATCTACTTGAAAGTAAATCTTGATTAACCGATAACTTTATATATTCTTTAAAAATAAATGAAATAAACTCAATAAGTTCATAATCAAATGGAGAAGCATATAAATAACCCAAAACAGACTGCGCCCTATCAAAATACCTAGGTGGAGGTTTCTTAACAAGAGAGAACAAATTAGTCAGCATCTGTAAATGAACTCAACCTACACCTCCAGAAAACTTAAAAACTTGTTTTAAAAAGGGAATAGAGTAGCTTTCATCTCTACCGATCAATAAGCCTACATTGTTAAGAATAGGATCTGCTACTAACCCAGTTTTAGCTAAGAATCTATCAATTCTTCCAATTTTACTTGTACTAGGAAGACGACCACGAACATCATCACCTTGAATATGTAAAAAGGTATCATCAATTAATTCACTATCTTCAAAAGCATAATAAATAGCACAACTAAATGCGATCCAAGAAACAATAGATCCAACTCAACTAGTACCAGGATGACCAGTAGCAATTCCACCTTTAATACGAATAATATAGCCGTTTGGTAATACCACATTTTTATAACATAAAGAAGAATAAAAGTAAATAAACAAGTTATCGACAAAGACTGATTTTGGAAAACAGCACCGTAAAATAGAAATAGCGTGTTTAATCAATCGATCTCTAACAGTATTATCAAAACCACTAAAATCAGAAGTAAAATTATAATATTGTTTGTTTTTATTACTAGTACCAGTCAATTGCTTATATCAAGTATGATATCGACCACCACGACGAGATCTCCCAATCATTATAGCGCCACGATCTAATAAACTATTAGCAGCAGTTAAAGGTTGTAAAATAGCACCTAAAACACGATTTACATGATCTTCAACCATCAAAACAAGACGTGTTTTTGTAGAGTTTCACCCAAGAGGATTAACAATCTTTTGCATTTTCTCTCTAGCACCATAACCATACAATGCAGTACAACAATAACTTTTTACTTTTAGTAAATCTCAAATGCGCTTACTAAGAGGAATAGTAAACCTAGCCGCACGACCTCTCGTACCACCAAATAATAATTTTGATAAAACACCCGGATAAGTGTTCTTTCGAACATTTACTCATTTCAACCAAGAATCTGTAGGAATAGAAGCAATATAAGGTAAGACTAAATCAATTTTCCAACGAGCACGAACCGCTTTAAAAATTTCAGCATTTGAATAACAAGAACGACGCCCATTTTCTGACATTGATTTAAGATTTACCCAATTTGTGTTAAAACCACCACTAAAAGCAATATTACCCATAGAGTACGCTTTATGACGAGCTGTCAAAGAAAAATCTTTTTTTAGTACCCAGCCTATCAAAAAAGAATACTTTAGGTTTAGACACCCCTTCTACTAAATTAGATTCAGTTTGAAAACGCAAACCAATAGAGCCAACCAATTTACAACCTTTCCCTAAAGTAACAGGTAAGTACTTTTTGAAACGTCGAGGTACACGTCCGTTTTTAATTCTATAATCCCGAGGATTGCACTTCCTAACATCAAAAACTTTCTCCGACTTCCTTGTTCGTTCCGCCGATGTGAATTCAATAGTAGGTAATACAATGCTCTTGGCGGAACCACGCCTTAAACAATTGTTGATAGCACCCTTAACTCCTAAAAAACAGCCTTTAATATCATTATTAGAATAACGATCAACTGAAACTTTCGAAAATTTCGGATTAAAACTAGGGACAGCTGAATCAAACCATGGCTCCAAAGAATCTAACTTGTGTACAAACGATTCATACTTGTCAAATGTATCATTAGTTGGATTGACAACGCCTATACCTGAAAATCCGACTCAGACAAAGTTCCTGACTTAAATTTTAAAACCAATTCTTTTTTATGTGTAAGTAGATGTGATTTTCAAACATCTGTTTTGTCTGTATCAGACGGATTAACTAATAAACCACAGGCCTTTTCTGCTGAAATAACAGTAGATAAAGGTAAATTTTCTATTTTTAATGAGGAGATTTTAACCAAATCTGACACTAAATGAGCTGCCACTGATTTTTCAAATTCATTATTAATTTGTTTAATTTTTGTTTGGTACTGTTCAGCAGCAAGCCGCGCAGATTCCGATTTAGCCTTTTCAGCGGCATTAATAGCAGTAACAGAAGCATGAAATGAATCAAGCTCATCTTTTGCAGTAATAACCCCTTCCATAAACTCCGGAGTGCGAGATTGCAGTGAGAAATCGCCTTTAAGTTTAGACGCATATTTAGCAAGTTGACCCGAACGAGAAACAAATTGCATGAAAATTTCATAAGTAGCAAATTTCATACTCTTGATCTCTGGAAACTGCTCGATCATTCCAAGATATATAAATTTTTGATTTTCTTTCAAACTTAATATTTCAAACATGTGTTTAATAATGTAATCGCGTTCCCCACGCATTGAACAAAAG